AAATCTTACAAACTTAGGATGTTCTGATTGTACAAAATCAGGTACCTGACCCTCAATGAGTGGGGAAAGTTTTGTTACTAGTTTTGAATTATTCTTTGCCATTCATCTAATACGCCGAACTTGATGGTGTAGATGAAGGTGTTGATACAGTTGTAGTTGAAGTTGTACCTGATGAGGTAACAGTATATCCTACACCTGTTGTAGCTTGAGCATCAACAGTTCCACCTGTTGTTGTGTTAACTAAATCTATTTCTAATATTTGATTTCTTACAGGTATTACATCATTTGATTTTGGAATTGCTGTTATACGAATTTGTGTTGATGCTGCACCATCTACATTTGATACTGCAGAAATTAATAATGCTGTTGTACTAATTGTACCATTAGTATAATCTACTGTACCTGCTTCTGAGTTTAGATATGTTCTTACTTGACCAGTGGATAAAGAATAAATTCGTAAATTACCAGAGCCATCATCATCAAAAAAGTATTCTGTTGTTGTACTATTATCTAGATAAAATCCTGTAGATGCAATTACTCCACCACCTACTGCATTATGACCTGAATGGGGATTAAAAAATGCATTGTTAAAATTAATATTATATGATGATGTTTCACTTACTGGTGTAAAAAATTTACCCAGAGTGACTGTAGTTGTATTATTTAATATAGATGTATCTGTATCATCAATTAGTCCTAATAATTTAGAATGTCTAAACGAACTATTAAACTCTTGTAAGTCTGTTGAGTTATAATTAGATATGGTTGTAGATATCAAACTTGCTAACTCATCTTTAGTAGATGTTGTTGCTGTTGAATCATAATTAAAGTTAACATTTAAAATTAAGAAAGTTGTTTCTGGGTCTACAACCACTGGTGTGACTGAAGCAACTTTAAATGGAGCAAATGCTGTGACTAAGTTACTCTTTTGTACAGTTGTTAAATTTTCACCTGTTGTAGATTTAATTGAGATAAACACTTTACCATATTCTGGGTTAGATGATACACCTGTACTTGTATCATAACTACCATCTTCTCCACCCCAAACAGAAACTGCCTGAGTGTTTGCAAATAATTTTTTAGTATAAGTTTTATAGTCATCTACTGTAACACATCTTCCTTGTGTTGCATAGTCTAGTGGAGCTTGTAATTTTATTGAATCTATACTTTCAGCTTCTGAACCACCAGTTGCACCTGATACAGTTGTAACTGTAATTGTTGAAACACCATCAATACTTGAAGGCGAACTAAAAGTTGATGCACCATTTGCTAAAGTTTTATTTGTGACCACATATTGTAGTACAACAATATTACCATCTGATAAAGCTTTACTAACTGTGCCATCACCAAAGTAAACTTCAAATAAACCACTATCAGTTTCTTGTAAATAATAAACAGTACTAATTGAGGTAAGTTGTGTTATGTCTGTTGCTTTAGTATAAGTTGTAGTTGATGTATCAGAGCTTGATGTTTGTATCTTAACTGTTAAAGTAGAAGTATCACTATTAGCATCACTTAATAAAAATCTTTGGTCAACATCAGAAGTATCTACTGTATATCTTGTTGTAATATAACTACCTTCATAAATTTTTACACTATCAAATGGAACAGCACTACCTGTATTACTTGCAGTCACATCAGCAATTGTGACAAACTGATAATCAGTTCCGTCAACACTTGTAGTAAATGCTGTACCTGCCGACATTGTTTTTGTATTAGAATTTGTTGTTAAATTTATATTAATTGTAGCATTAGATGCCTTTGCTGATGTTGTTTCATAACCTAAAGTTTTTGCATGAGATACCACACTTGAACGAAGTGATGCACTATCTAAAAACATTTCATTTGCCAACATGTTAGCATTGAATCCTAAGTAGTGAGTATTGTATGCAAGAGTATCTAATAGAATATTCATACCAGAACCTTCGAAGTCATAGTCTTTAAATTCTGTTTGTGCTTTTAAATATGTTTTTAAATTATCTTTGATGTTGTCAAAGTCTAATTCTGTTACTCTTAATCTTTTATCGTTTGTTGCCATTATCTTAATCTCTCTAACATGACTGATAAGTCTACTAGTTCTGTGGGTGCGTTAACTACATAAAATTCTATTGCTACATTGTAAATGTTTCTATCATAATCAGGTATTGCTCTAACTGATACTAATCTACATCTTGGTTCAAAGTTGTTAATAACATCTTCTATCTTTCTAGCTAGTACTGCAGAAACCATAGGTGATATATTTTCAAATAATAACTCACGAACCCCACCAGATATTTCTGGGTGGAATGGTTTCTCAAAAGCATTTAAGTTTATTAGATTTCTTAATGACCTCTTAACTGCTTGTATATCAGTTACTTTATTAACATCAGAACCTACAGTTTTCTTAGTAAAGAATAAATCTAAATCAGAATACTGTCTGGCATTACGACTGATATCATTTTGAGCTTGGGCATCTTTGTATGCGGACATTAGTAATCTCTAGTTATTTAATTATTATTTATAATAGATTCTTTCATTATATTAAGTTTTAACCACTTTCTTTCGATTATATCTTATATCATAATAAACAAATCCATTTGTGTCTTTTCTCCAATTACCCAATTCATCAAACTGCTGATTCTGAGTATAAATTGTTTGACCTCTTTCTGCTCTTGCAAATAATCTATCTTCTTCTTTCTTTTGTCTTCTTGCTATCTTATCATCATCCCAACCTCTTCTTTGAAATCCAACAAATATACCTTTTGCGCCTGGGTAGTTAGGATAACTAGCAGGATACTTTTTATATTTTCTAGGACTTCCTACACCACCTAAAAGATTATATGTTTTAGTTTTTTTCTTTCTGTTAGTACCCTCTGGTGGAATTGTTTCTTCTGTATCAGTTGTGGTGGTTGTAGTTGTAGTAGTTGTTTTAACTGTTTCAATTCCAGCAATCTCTCCTGTACTAACTACTGTATAACCTTCCTTAGGTGTATCTATAGGTGTATCAGTTTTAGTTTTTTCTTCTTCTACAACATCATCAGCAGCATTTCTTAATTTTGCTAATGCTTCATCTGAAGCTATAGTTTCAAGTGTAGGTGTAGAAGTAAGTTTTTCTTTTAATGATTCTTTAGATGGTATTTTTATATTAGAAGGTAACTCAATAGGAAGTGATTCACCATCTGGTAATTGTAAGTTTGGAAGTAAGTCACCGACTAAATCTTTTCCACCTGATTGTATTTGTGTAGCAAGAGAATCAATATCTAATCCTTTGTCCGCCATTGCAGTTCCAAACTGTGAAGTTATATTTGCTGTTTGTGCAGTAAACTGTTCAAGTCCTGCTGCTGTTGATATGTCAATGTCTGCCAGTGCAGTAAATTCTCCTTGCATATTTACATTAGGAATAGTAGGTAACTCTGGTATCATACTTGATACTGATGATATTAAATCTGTAACTTTAGATTCTACATCTGCGAGCATTGTGGATGCATCTGCTCCATGTTGAGCAACAAGACTATCCTTTAATGCTTTAGCATCTGTAAGAGTTTTATTTAATAACTCATTTGCTCCCTCTAAATCTGCTGTTGTAAAGTCTGCCATTATGCTGTTCTTCTCCACATGTATGCTGTGATGTATGGTTGTACAATAGTATGAGCAGCACCACCACCAGTGGCACCAGATGTCATTGTTCTACTTGGGTCTGAATTATCAGACGCCGATGGTAAGTCTAGATTTTCATCTTCACCATTACCTCTTAAAGTAGTTTGGTGAGTATGTGATGGTAATTCAGCAATTGTTAATGTGTGAGTTTTTGAACCACCAGTTTCTCGTACTGCATCAAAATCAGTATCGCTTGAATCAACACCTACTATAACTCTACCTGTTCCAAATGCTGACCATGTTCCAAAACCTAATAGTGTACCAGGGTTTGTTGCAACACCAGCATTGGTGTAAATAGAACCAACGGGATAAATTGTTTCTAATACATGTAATCGTAAACCTTTATCACCACCTGTTAGATTTAATACTAAATCATTTGAATCATCTACATCAAGATTTATCTTAGTAGAATCTGTTCCGTCAATTTTTATATCTGCCATTGTTTTCTCCTATGCATTAGGTGCCGATGTTATGTTAGCAGCAAGACCTTCTGTATCAGTATGTGTATGAGTTGTAAGTGCAATAGTATTAGCAGTAACTTCTTGTGTAGTTGTAATTGTACTTCCACTACCAGAAAGATTTATAGTGCCTGATGAACCTGTAAAGCTAATCGCACTTGAATCACCAGCAAATGTCATTGTACCTACTGCCTCTGATTTAATATTCATTGTTGATACTGATTTAAGTCCAATAGATGCACCAGAAGCTATACTCACATTACCATCTAATGTCACTACTCCAAATTTATCTTGTGTAACTATAGTTAGATTTAAATTAGAATGTAATGTCATATCTTCTGTTGTAGTTATAAGACCTTCACCCCCAATGGTTGTAACTGAATTACCAGCAACACTTAAAATATAATCTTTTGCTTTTGTAGATTCTTTAGTTGTACCTATTGAACCTGTATATGAATTAGCAACATTGTGTGCATGATTACCCATAATCATTTCTTCTAGATTACCAGCACCACCAGCACCAATCTTGACTTGTTCATTCTTATGAATCTTTCTCGTAAAGTTTCCACCAACCTCTAATACATAATCCCCTTTAATAAATTCTTTTTTGTTTCCATTTGTTGTTAAATTAATATCTCCATTTACAAATATATTAGATTCTCCAGCAACCAGTTCATAGTTATCACCTACAACCTTAACTGTCTTTGAACCGTCTACTACTATTTCTTCATAGGTGCCAGACATGTGTTGTCTTTGTAATCTCTCTCCGCCTGGTGTGTCATCTATCTCTTGTATGTGACCTGACTCTGATTCATGTACATGATTGTAAGGATACTTTCCTGTATCAGCTTTTCCTCTCGGTGTAGGTTCATCAAAGAAAGTTGGTGTGTCATCTTTATTGAGTGTTGTTGAGATTGGGTCTAAGTTTGGTTTAGTTGCCTTTGGTATCTTAACAAGTTTAGCAGCTAAAGCTTTTCGTTTAATTAAAGATGTATGAGTTTCTGCAACATCATCTCTTGCAAGTCTTGATACATCTGATTCACCTGTCGTGTGACCAGAGTGTGCAATTGTGCCAGGATATTTTCCATTTGGGTCATTGAATCCTGTAGACGAATCAGCAGCATATGTTGGAACGCCAGGTAATGAACCCATAATGATTGGTTGTTGTTTTTCATTTGCATCACGAAAGAATCCAATTACCCA